TTAACTGAATGTCAATTGCTTTCATGATTTTTTCCTTTGTCTAATCACGGCACCGTTGCCGTATTAGTAATTTACTAAAGAAAACTTCACTACGCAACAACTATTTTATTAGGACATACCCTTAGTTGTTAAAAAACAACGGTAGGCGTGAATTTGGCAACTACTAGCTGGTGGGAAGAAATGGGGAAAATTCTCACCTTGTTGCATCCTTCAACGCCCCATTGACCGCCTTATTTATGATTGTTCTTCAACTGCCAAAATTCTAACAGTTTGGTGAACATCAGCCAGTAGCGGTCTAAATCTGCTAAATCGTGTTCTATAAGCTTTACTTGGCCTATATGGGTACTTGATACAAAAAGATTGGCGCAACGTGCCTGGGGCATATTAAAACCCATGCGGTACGCCGCTAATTGCATACCGTGTTCCGGGTAAATATCTACTTTAGACAAATCGCCTTCTTTGGTTTTTATATCAACCACTATGCCAGTAAACAAATGATTGGCTTTAACGTATAAATCGCATTTGCCGCCAAATCCTAATTCATGGGCAAATGAATGTTCTGGCAACCAAAGTTGTGGCCCAAAGTAAGCGTTTAAAGCTTCTTCCACGGGTCGGCACATTGGAATAGCTTCTGGTATCAAGTGACCTTCAAAGAACGCCTGAATGGTCGCATGAATGGCTGTACCACGTTCTGCCGCCAGCTTGCCAGTTTGTTTGGAATCTAGCATGACCTTTTCAAGCCATGATTCTTCCGTTTCCCCATCTTTTTTAGGAAGTGTTAAAGCGCTTAATAAGACCTGTTGTTGTTTCCATTGGTCCAAGCCTGGCCGTGCCGCAACTCCCAATATTGTTGTAACAGATGGACATAGGTTGAGGGTGCGGGCATCACGTAAGGTCGTTCCTCTTTCTTTGCCATTTTTTCCAATGGTTGTATAGGCTGGATTGCCCTGGCGGTCATACCAATGTCCACTTTCACTTTGCCGTTCTTTAACTAGCATTTTTTGATTTTCTTCCACGTTTAGGTTTAAATTCATCAGTAGTAATGTCGTAAATAGTTGTTTCTTCAAATTCGACATGGACCGGCACATTAACAAATTTGTTACTAAATTCGCCGCACCAATCTTGCTGTGATTTATTTTCTATGTGGGGAAAACGCTTGCAAACTCCGTATTGGTCGCTGATTTGCCCAGCGTACCATTTGCAATCAATACATTTCATAATTATCCTAATTGTTGAAGTATTAAATTTCTGTTGTCAGAATCCAATACTTTGTCCGCACATTCCCGAACAATAGCATTAGTAAATGCCGACAAATCTTCCATGTTGAAACCAATTATTTCCTGTTCGTCATCGTACCCAACTTCCTGATGAGTTTTCAAGGTATAGGTTTCAGTCAAAATACATTTAATAGCTGGTTTCATACATTTTTCCTTTCTAGAATGGAATATCGTCATCCAATTCTGATTCGCTGGGAACTGATACCGAATGTGGTTCAAAAGTGTTTCGGTATTCAGCAGACTTTTTAATCAGGTTTTGCAACCCTTCCGACAACTTGTCAAACTTAGCTTGGTCAAACGGGTCCAGACTAAATATCAACAATTCATTGATACCGGTTGGTTCGCCTAACTTTTTCATAGCGGCCGGTACTTGACTGATGCTTGCAATGTTGGCGTATTTTTTATCGTTGTAATCTGAATGGGTAATCGCCACCATGCAAAACTTTCCAAGCAATACTTCAAGATTAAATCCATCAAGTTCTGCTTGGGTAAATTCTTTGCCCCGCCAAGCTTCTAAATCCTTGCGTAGCGTTGCTTTTTCATCTAGGGAAAGGGTGTATCGCTTGGACACAACCAATGGCTTACCATCGTCCATAGCTAATGGATTGCCGTCATTATCTTCACCGTGCAACTCAAACATACAGATGATTTTGCGTTGCATTTTTTTCTTACCCATCCATTCAGTAGTTTGGGTGCCAATATCAATAATGCGATACAGACGTGCCAAAAAGCTTCCTGGGGGTGGAAGTTTGAAATCAATGCTACCACTACTGTTTTGTTTAGCTACTATCATTTTTTTATCCTTGTCCAAAAATTGTTCCAAATTCATTAAATAATTCCGTCAATACTTGATTCTTTGCTAATTTAGGCTTGCCGCAAGCCGCACGAATAACAGCAATGTCGTCCGGTGATGCGTAGTCATGTTCAATGTTTTCCAAAGCTTGTTCTAAGCGTTCTTCAAACTCTTGCATTACTTGGGCCATTTCATCCATGTCAACTCCTTTATTTTTCACGGCACCATTGCCGTACTTCAGAATTTAAAGTAAACTTTAGCGAAAGTAAAGCAATATTTACCACGTGAGGAAAATAAATGACAGATGCACAAATCATTGACCTATTGGGCAAGCCAGCAAAAGTAGCTAAGTTGTGTGGCGTATCAGTCCAGGCGGTGTGTCAATGGCGTAATAACGACAGTATTCCGTTTGGCCACTTAACAACAATGGCCGCCACAATTGAAAAAGAATCCCATGGCTTAGTCACTAGAAAAACGTTGTTTCCAAACAACTGGTGGTTAATCTGGCCAGAACTAAAAAACATTTGATGTAAACTTGCTGTCCGTTCTTAGCTGGGGATTCACCACCACCAGCGGCTAAGACGAAAGTGCTACTGGGGGAATAAAGGATGTAACAGCACACAAGTCGGTGGCGAAGAAAGAGCCGATTCCTTGAACGTCTTTCGGGTTCTGTGGCTCCGAACAGGTAAAACAGTTGAAGGCGAACCAGGTGGGCTAGGTTCGTCCACCAAACGGTAATGTAGCTTAAATACAACATAGGTATAAATACTTATAAAATAATTGTTGCATAGTAAAGTTTTCTTTAGTAAAGTCTTAATTACGGTGATTGACCGTGATAGATAAAAGGAAAACAAATGAAAGTAATTAACTTCCAATCAGTAGTTAAACCAGACTACAAAGAAGAATATTTAACAATGTCAACTGGACACGTAGCAACATTGGTTCAGTTTAATGACGGTACAGAAGAAATGCACCTTCATTCCAAAACTGGTAAACGTGTTCAAGTAGGCAATACTAGCTGGCAAGCCGCTGAACGTGCTATTTGGAACACAAACCCAACACGGTCAAAATTCTAATGTTTGATATTTTTTGGAAATTGTACCCACGCAAAGTCGCTAAAAAGGCCGCAGAAGTAGCCTTTAAGCGGCTTTCAAAAGATGACCAAGAAAAATGTGTTGAATCTATTGAACAGCACGTTGCATATTGGAAGTTAAAAGATACCGCTACAGAATTTATTCCCCACGCAAGCAGTTGGATTAATGGATTACGGTTTCTTGACGAACTGGACATGACCCCAAAAGAAATGAAACGGCCAGCATTGCCTTGGTATAGTAATGATGAATTAACTATCGCCAAAGGGCGGGAATTAGGATTAAATGCTTACGCCGGCGAATCAATGGCCCAGTATAGACAGCGAATCAGCCAAGCAATTGGAAAGGTACAGGCATGAGTGCGAAATACGCCAGCTTCTTCAATATCGGCATCAACTCGGCCTTGTGGGGTTCAGGGCTTATTTTTCTAACAAAAAGTTTGACAAACGGCGCCACATTCTTACTACCGACCTATGGGAACAATGGTCAAAAGGTAATCGTGGCCAGAAAGGTGTATGGTTATGAACGCAAATGAACTAGCTGATAAATTGCAAACAATACGAAAAAGTATTTGGTACGACATTGACCATGTAGTTGCAAAATTTGTAGATGAAACAACAAATGAAGCCGCCACCATGCTACGCCAGCAACACGCAGAACTTACACAACTTAAAAATCTTCTTTTGGACAACCAAATATTGCTTGATAAAACACTTAATGCTTGGGCAAAAGAAATGGAAAGAAGAAAGTGAAACCAGATACCAAAGTTGTTGACCCAAATGATTGCGTTGATTATTTATATGAATACGCACCGGAGTACGCAAAGGCTAAGGGTGAGTTGGCAGAGTTGGAAGCTTATCGTCATTCATTACGTTCAATAATGATGAAAAAGTCTAATGAACAATCATTGGGCGCCCAAGAACGTGAAGCATATGCCAGCCAGGAATACCAAGACCTATGCAAAGCTATTGGCGCCGCAACGTATAAAACAGAAATGTGGAAATTTAGATTAGAAGCGGCAAAGCTTCGATTTGAAGCGTGGCGAACACAAGAAGCAAGTAACCGTAACTTAGAAAGGCTAACCAAATGATTGACCGTTCGGAATTAATTATTAGTATGCAAAAAGGCGTAAACAAACTTTACGAATTGCAAAACAATAAAAAATATGAAGATGCAATTAAAATTGCCCACCGTTTAGTCAATGATGCTATGGCTATTGAAGTTGATTGTTTACGTGAAATTAAAAAGCAATGGACGTCATAATC